CCTGTACAGATAGCATCTGCTGATAGCTTCACACAAGTAGCAATAGGTGGTGACGCTATATTTGCTATTAAAACAAATGGTACATTATGGGCATGGGGATATGGCACCAATGGAACTATAGGTGATGGTACAACAGCTAACAGATCAAGTCCAGTACAAATTGGAGCTAGTACTTGGTCTGTTGTTGCGGGCCTGGCTTATGCTACCGGTGCAATAGATTCTATTGGTAGATTGTTTACTTGGGGCAGTGGCTCAAGTGGCGGATTAGGTAGTGGCACTACAGCAAACAGATCATCCCCTGTATTAATTTCTGTCACTGGCTCATCCTTCACTATGGTTGCAGGTAAGGATGCTTATCGCTTTACCACTGACCCATCATGTGTCGCAAGAACTACCGCAGGAACATACTATGTATGGGGCGTAAATGCTCAAGGTCAATTAGGTGACAACACTACTGTTAACAAATCCACGCCGGTAATAGCATTTGCATTAGCAAACTCTACTACAGGAGCACAAATTGCAGTTGCAGACGGTATCAGGGTTGCACCGGGAGGCATTGCACCTTCACTGTACGTAACAGGCAGAAACAATTATGGTTCAGTTGGTGATAATACAACAGTTAACAGATCAAGCCCTGTACAAATATCCACTGAAATGCGTGGTATACTATCACCAACAATGATATTCTCTGCGCCTTATCAAGCCTCAACTATTCTTGGCGCACCTAATACAAGTAGCTTTACTGCAATAGGTGTAGGTCCTAGTTGGGGGGCTGCAATTGCTAGCAACGCAAACATACCTGGAACATTGTGGACTTGGGGTATAGGTACATGGGGTCAGTTGGGAGACATGACCACGGTTAACAGAAGTTCACCGGTGCAGATCGGAGCTAACTATATTGGCTTGAGTCCATTCTCTGCAGGTAACACAAGTAGTCCAGTACAAATTGCAAGCGGCAGCTGGAATCAAGTAGCAGTCGGAATCAGTACAATTTATGCTATTAAGTCTGATTATACATTATGGTCATGGGGTGCTAATAACCTCGGACAAGTAGGTGACGGTGGTGTATATTGGATGTCCAGTCCAGTGCAAATTAACTCAGGTGAATTGACTGATCCTAATGCATATAGTATGTATTTCATGGGTGGTTGGGAACAGTACACCATCACTTCAGGATTTGCATTTGGTACAGGGGACTTCACTATTGAATTCTGGGCATTCCCGGTGATATCACCAGACACTAACTACAACCCATTCTTTACAACAGGTAACAGCGGTGGCGGACAAGAAATTCGTATCAGTCAAAACCTGAATGGAAATGGATTTGGATTCTTAGTACCCAATAACTCTAATAATGCAGATGTGTATGCAGCTTTCGGCCATCTACCGTTGTTCAACTGGTATCATCTTGCATTAGTAAGATCAGGTAGCACAATTGCATTATATAAAAATGGTGTGTGTGTTGGTACTGCAACCGGTGTAAGTTTTAATCACACAGCAGTAAACGCATTAAGAATTGCAAACTGTCAGCCAGCATATAGCGATGGAACATTTAAAGGGTACATGTCAAATGTACGTGTTATTAAAGGGCAAGCAATCTATACTGGTTTCCAAGTTGGTACAACATATTTTACACCAGCTACTGCACCGTTGACAACAAGTACAGTGGGCGCCACTGGTTCAGGGGTAGCGGGATCATTAACTGGAACTGTACAATTACTAGCATTAAGGTCTAATGTATTTGCAGGAACATTTACTGATGATAGTGCTAGCGCATGGCCATTAGTATACTATGGTGGAAAACTTTCAGCGTTTACACCGTTCACAAGTTTAAGAACTAACTATAGTTATGTAAACGTAACAACTGGTTACGACCAATCAGTAGCAATTACAACTACTGGTAAGTTATTCTCATGGGGTGGTTCAGGTTATGGAACAATCGGAGATAACACAAACGCTATCAACCGTAGCGACCCAGTACAACTTGCAATAGGTACAGCCACTGGCACATTATCATACAGTGTATATTTTGGTAGATTTATAAACAACTGGTTGTATGCACCAACTGATACCAATTCTACTTTAGGTACAAGCGACCACACCATTGAGTTCTGGTGTAAAATATATAGTAACGGCGCTGGCGTTGTTTGGCAATATAACTATGGTTCGTCAGCAAACGCCACAAACAAATATTATATGACGATCGGTAGCACCACTTCTGCGTTGTATTTAGGTAATGGTACTGGATATGGTATTACTATTACAGCTACAAACAATAACGTATGGTACCTAGTATCAAGCTATTGGGCACACAACGCTATAGTGAGAAGTGGTAATACATTCACATGGTACGTCAATGGAGTAAGTGTAGGTAGTGGTACGTATGCTGCAAACATCCCAGCACAAACTACGTATGGATGGCAATTTGGTAGTGACAGCACAAGCAACATATATGGCGCTATAAGTAACTTCAGAGTTGTAGTTGGACAGGCATTATACACAGGAAACTTTAAGCCAGCTACTAGTCCATTAACAACTAGCACTGTAGGAGCTACTGGTTCAGGTGCAGCCGCTTCATTAACTGGTACAGTTCCTGTATTGTTATTCAATACGTCTAACCCATTATATAACGCAGGTATTGGCCCTCAATTATTAAAGAGCGGTACATATTATGAACCTATTGCTGATTTTGTTAACACACCGTTCTCTCAACAGACGTTCCCTGCGGTACTACCTAACTATGCGTACAGTAGTATCACACAGATTGCTTCAGGTTCTTATCATCATGTTGTATTGACTAGCAACAATATTCTATATTCATGGGGCCGCAATGATTACGGACAAGTAGGTGATCGAAGCCAAGGCAGTAGGAGTTTCCCAATACAATTACCGGGTACTGTATCATCCCCAACTAATTATAGTGTTCGTATATTTGGTCCTAGCGACTACATCATATTACCGTCAGCATTAGCATCTACAACTGGAATGGGTGTAGGACTTGCTGGCAATAAAGTTACTATGGAAATGTTTATCTATCCATTCTATATGGACGGCGCATCCTATACCTTATTTAATTGCTGGTGGGGTGGTTCTAGTGGTGGAAGATGGCAATGGGGTTATGGTCCAGGATCAAGCTACGGTAACTGTACTAACCTGTATTTTATATGGACTACCGCGGCAAGTTCAAGTACAGTAACTACAACATCATACTTAGTAAAATATTTGCAGTGGAATCACGTTGCTATAACAATTGATGCTACAACAGCTACATCCACTAATATCAACTTCTATTGTAATGGCGCGCTCGCGGGTGCGTTCACTGGACAAGATTTAAGTGCTCAAACTTCACACGCAGCTTTGGTATCAGGTGGCGCATGGTATCTATTCACTCAGCCTAGTGGATATAGTCCATTCTATGGCTATGCATCAAATGCACGAATAGTACGTGATGTATTAGTTTATACAGGAGCATACACTGTACCTACAAGTAATTTAACAAATACACAAAGTGCAAGCACAAATATAAGCGCAATAACAGCAGGACAAACAGCATTATTAACACTACAAAGTGCCACCATAGTTGATAATAGTTATAACAATTACACACTTACTACTAACACTGCTGCTGTGCCTAATGAGTTGAATGTTGGTGTCACAGACGTAGTACCATTTAGTACAGGTGCAATAACATACGACTCATTCTCTCAAATATATGCAAGTGCAAGTTCATCACAGGCAGTGAAGGCTACTGACGCAACTGTGTGGGCTTGGGGTAGAAATGATACAGGTGAATTTGGTATAAACAACACACTTAACTATTATAGCCCTGTACAAACAGCCGCATATCAGTACATATATCAAACTAAGGTGTCAAGCCCGGTACAGGTACAAGCAGGTAGTAGCTTTACATTTGTGAATACTAGAGGTTGGTCTACAGCCGCAGTGCCGATCAATGCTGGCGTAACGGTATGGATGTGGGGCAGAAACATAGAAGGTCAGTTGAATACCAATGATACTGTATCACGTAGTAGTCCTGTACAAATGGCACAGAACCCAGTTGGTCAAAGCGTATCGTTTACTGTATTAGGCACTGGTGTTTCTAACATAGTTGGTTTGGGTGTATATGGTGGAAGCAATGGTTTGATGTTTAATGCAGGTGGCGCCTCAGTAGGACAAATGGCTGATAACACAATTGTTTCAAAATCAATAGCTATACAAATTAACACAGGCACAATGAACCCACTACTATATCCTAAACCAACTACAGGATCTAACTGGGGTAGCTATACTCAAATACAAGTCAATCAATATACAGCAACAGTAATTGATAATAACAATAAACTATATGTTTGGGGTAACAATGCATACGGTGGTCTTGCAAGACCAGGTACATCTGATGGATATTATATAAGTCCTATTTTGATGGGAAGTCAGACACCATCTGGATCCGCAAGCCCAGTACAAATCGTTGGCAGTTGGGGTGCAGTAAGTGCTGGTACTAGACATACACTAGCATTGAATTCTAGTAACAACATGTATACGTGGGGAGCCGATCCTGCAGTTAAAGGTGTTTCTTGGAAGTCATTATCATCTCAAAACCCTGCTCTGTACGGAGTACGCTCAGACGGAACATTATGGGCCTCAGGATATAACGGTGATGCGGGTCTAGGTGATGGTACTACTATCTCACGTTCTAACCCTGTTCAAATTCCAGGCAGCTGGGTATACGTAGCAGCCATTCAAGCTGCTGCCGCCGGAATTAGAGCGGACGGTACATTATGGACTTGGGGATTAAATAGTGCAGGACAGTTAGGTGACGGTACTGTTGTTAACAAGTCAAGTCCCGTTCAAGTTGCAGGTGGCGGAAGTTGGGCTACTGTAGCTGGTGGTAGAAGTCATTGGGTAGGTATCAAAACAGATGGTACTATGTGGGGCTGGGGTAACGGATATAACGGTCAATTGGGCATGGGATACTCTTTAGCAGCAGCAACTAAATCATCACCTACACAGATTATAGCTAACAACGTGGCAGGAACAGACGTTGCAACCTTACCCTTCCCAACAACATGGAGTAAAGTTAGTTGCGGGGATTACAGCACATACGCTGTAAGCAACGTGGGCGATCTATGGGTGTTTGGATACAATAACATAGGTCAGTTAGGATTGAATGATACAGTAGATAGATCAAACCCAGTACAGTTAATGGCTGGTGTGGGTATAGTTGATATTACTGCCGGTGGACCTGGTGGCACAACAACACACGTGATTAAAGGCGATGGCACATTATGGGGTTGGGGCTTAAATACGAACGGACAAATAGGTGATGGTACTGTTGCATATCGCTCAAGCCCTGTACAAATAGGTACAAGTAAGTGGGTATCACTATCACTTAACGGTGATGTAAACAGATATGCAATGCGTAGTGACGGCACATTATGGGGTTGGGGATATAATGGCTATGGTCAATTGATGGATGGTACTACAGCTAATACATCCAGCCCAATACAACTTCCATCATCATGGGCACCACAATCTATACCTACATCAGGTAAATGGTTAATGACTGCTACGTGGAGCACATCTGGTAACACTAATTGGTGGGTAGCACCAACTGGTGAATTATATGGTTCTGGACAAAATAGATACGGTGAGTTAGGTGTAGGAACGTATAACCAATCCATGCCATATAACACATTTGGTGGAACATTAATACCAGGCTTTAGTACATCAAGCCCAGTTCAAATTGGATCAGGTACTTGGGGTAGTATCAATGCAGGTAATGATTTTAACTTAGCTACAAATGGTTCTAATGCATTGTTTGCTTGGGGATTGAATACATCATATCAAGTAGGTTCAAATTCTGGTATGAACGTAGTATCTAGCCCAGTACAGATCGGAACAGGTATCAACTTGATAGATGCTGGTACAATTGGTGGTTACTTACCGCAATAAAATTATTTGGTAGCAGTTCTTTAGAATAAGTAGTAAAGTTATTACTTTATAAAGGACAAAATACATGCATGAAATTGACGAGATGTTGGCTCTCCAGCTTGAGGGTAAACATGAACAAGCAAGAGTACTATCAGACAAATTAGAAGCAATCGGTAAAGATAAGATTCTAGATCCAAACGGTAAAAATACCGAAGATATTTGGATGCGTCATTGCTTCAATCGCGGCTGGTTCTTGATCCAAGAAGGTAAATACCAAGAGGGTTGCCAGTTATTAGAAAACGGACGCTTCTTAAATGTATACGGTAGTCCTCCATTACGCACTGATGCTCCTATCTTTAACCCAGCAGAGCATGATATTACCGGTAAAGGTATTATCATTTCATTAGAAGGTGGATACGGTGATGAAATTATCCATGCACGTTTTGCACAGAGTTTTAAAAAGAAAGGCGCAAGCAAGGTATATATTGCAGCAGCACCAGAACTAATTTCTGTATTTGAGCGTATGGAAGGTGTTGATGGAGTTATATTACGCAATCAAGCACATACTGTGCCTCACGATTTCTGGGTTCCTGGCTTTAGCGCAGGATGGATTTCTGGGCACACGTTTGAAGATTTTCCCGGCGACCCATATCTAACACCACGCCAAGATAGCGTTGAGATTTGGAAGTCAATGATTACTGCACCAGAAGGTGTAAAGAAAGTCGGTATTCGTTGGGCAGGTAATCCTAAGTTTGAACATCAACAGTTCCGTCGTTTTCCCGAGAACTTCATTACAAACTTAGCAAAGTATCCTGAACTAAAAATCTTTAGTCTACAGAAGGATCACAATCTAATTCAGTTACCTGAAGGAGTTACAGACCTGCAACACTTCCTAATTAGCTGGGAAGACACAATGGCAGCAATCGCTAATTTAGATATTGTCATCACTAGTTGTACAAGTATCGCACACATTGCCGCGGGTATGGGTAAAGAAACATGGGTATTAGTTCCTGTATTACCGTATCATACATGGACGTACAAGAGTCCCGAAAATCGTGGATCACCATACTATAACTGTGTACGATTATTCCGTCAAACACAAAAAGGTAAGTGGAATGACACATTCCAGTTATTGTACAAAGAACTAGAAGAAAAATTCAATCTAGCACATATTGATATGCCTGATGAAGACCGTGTAACTAAGCGTGTAAACTTAGGTTGCGGATCACAAAAGATTGAAGATTTTGTCAACGTTGATATTAGTCCTACTGTAAAGCCAGATATGGTGGTAGACTTAAATCAATTCCCGTGGCCGTTCAAGGACAATGAATTTGATCACCTTGTTGCTAAGGATGTATTAGAACATCTAGGTGAAACAAGTGCAGACTTTATTAAGGTTCTCAAAGAGATGTATCGTATCAGTCATAACGGTGCTATTTGGGAAATTGAAAGCCCTCACTGGCGCTGTGATACTGCAATAGATGATCCAGATCATAAGCGTTTAATCACAATGGGTATGTTTAATCTATTCAATAAGCGTATGCTACTAGAAAAACTTCAAACAGAAGGTGGTAGTCATAGTGCTCATGCATTCGAGCATGATATTGATATTGAAATTTGCGATATGCAATTTGATTATACTGGTCCTTGGGCAGAGAAACTACGTAAACGTGAAATTGGTCAAGAAGAATTGACCTACGCATTGAATCACTTAACTAATGTTGCACAAAGCGTAAAGTATCTAATTCAAGTTCATAAGCCAGGGCGTATTGATTTTGAAGAATATGAGCGTCTTGTTGATGAAAAGATAAAGACACCTTTGAAGTTGAATAATAGTGGTAACAGCTAATTATATATTTACCCACAATGACTTCAATCATGCCTATGACAAAGGCAACAAAGCGAATGGTGGTGCTAAGTCGAACATTGAATGGTTAGTAAACTATTACGGTGTCCCTAGTACTATCATTGAAGTGGGTGTGTTTGAGGGTGGAACAACGTTCTGGTTATCAGAAGTTCTAACCCCACATAACAAAAACTTAAAAATCTATGCTATTGATCCACATGTGGGTAGTACTGATATGGATGAAGATCCTGAAGCAGTGCAAAAAAACTTTGCTCACAATGTTAGTGTATGCACATATCAAAACGTAGAATATATTAGAAAACACAGTGAGGATGGTCTTATTGATTTAATTAATAAGGGTGTACAAGCAGAATTGATTTATATCGATGGAGATCATAAAGCAAACGCAGTCTTAACTGATTTAGTTTTGTCTTGGAAGTTGCTAAAAAAGGGCGGTGTTATTCTTTGTGATGACGCAGTTCATTGGCAATATAAAGATGAAAACGGGATGAAAGCTGCACAAATGTCACCTAGAATGGCAGTAGAGTTTTTCATTCAATGTCATTGGCATGAACTTCATTTAATCAAAACACAAGATAGCTGGCAAACAGCATTTCAAAAGTTATAACAATGTTAAATTTATATCGTAGTAACAATATGTCGGTCGAAGCCGCATACATCATTACTGTTAAAGGAAACGCTAACAGTGAAAAATATAGTGCGATGGCACAAGATAGTTGTCGCCAAGTTGGTATGCCATATAAAGTATGGGATGCATATGATGGTACTACTAAAGGTATCATCAAAGAACCGGATAACTTAAAGAACGATAGCTTTATGGATATGATTAAAATTACCGATCATTATCTAACTAGAGGTGAAGTCGCTTGTGCATTAAGTCATATTAGTTTATGGCGTCATTGTGCATTAATTGATAGACCTATTGTTATCCTTGAGCATGATTCTGTCATGGTAAAACGATTTGAAAACCATGAGAGTTATAATTCCATCTGTTATTTAGGTGGTCAAGAGTGGGCTAAACAAGGTTGGAAGATTTATCCAATCCCACCACACGCTAGTGAAGGGCCTAACTGGCTCTTCATTTGTCGTGCTCATGCATACAGCATTGACCCTCAAGTAGCAAAGAACTTGCTAGCATACGTATTACAAATGGGAATCAATGCCCCATTAGATATTATGCTACGTGCAGACCTGTTTCATATTACACATCAAGGTTTGTATGCATATGATATCCCAAGCTCTAAAGAAGATACAACTATCTTGGCTCGTCCGTTTGAGGGCAGAACTACAAAACGTAATGACAAGTTAGAGTGGTGATAAGTACATTCGTGATGAATGTATTTCAATTGAGTTATGAAGCCAGACTAAGAAGCTGGTACGATCTTAGAAGTCAGATTGAGCAGTCTGACACAAAAACCAAATGCGTAGAAATTGACAAATGGTGGCAAAAAGCCCCATTAGTCAACCATCATCTACATATTTTGGATAGTGAAAGTTGGCCCGATCCTTGGGAACTTTTGGTAGAAAACACCTATTGTACTGTTGCAAGAGCATTAGGTATGTGTTATACTTTGTTATTACTAGGGATTACAGATATTGAATTGGTCGAGGCCACCGACAAAAACGGTGAGGACGTAGTATTAGTCCTGGTAGATAGCGCAAAATATGTACTTAATTACTGGCCCGAGACCGTAGTAAATAACTATTCAAAAGACTTTACAATCAAGCGTAAGATAGACCTGACAGACTTACAACTAAAAATAGGTGCAAAATGAACAACATAAATGTAGTAAAACGAAGCGGAGAAACAGTACCCTTAGACATAAACAAGATACAGAGACAGGTAGCATACGGATGCAGAGGGATAGATAATGTCAGTCCCAGCATGATTGAGATTAAAGCACAAATTGAATTACACGATGGAATCAGTACCGAAACTATCGATGAACTATTGCTAAAAGCAATGGTAAACTTGATTGACGAAACAGAAAATCCAGATATCAATAACGTAAACTATCAATATGTAGCAGGAAGACAGAAAGTGTCGATGCTACGTAAAGAAGTATATGGCAGCTATAATCCACCCCCACTCTACAATATCGTTAAAAAGAACGTAGAATTAGGGATGTACACCCATGAATTGTTAGAGTGGTATTCCAAAGAAGAATGGGATATCATTGATTTGTTTATAGACCATAGCAAGGACGAAAATTACACCTATGCGGCTATCGCTCAATTAGCAGAAAAGTACTTAGTACAGAACCGTGCTACTGGTCAAATATTTGAGACTCCTCAGGTAAGATATGCAATAGCAGCCGCCACTGCATTCCACAATGAGCCTAAAGATAAAAGGTTAAAATATGTCAAAGAATACTACGAATGTGCTAGCGACGGGCATTTTACTCTTGCTACTCCTGTCTTGGCTGGCCTTGGTACTACAACCAAACAGTTTAGTAGCTGTGTACTCATTTCTAGTGATGATACTCTTGATAGCATTTTTGCCGCTGGAGAAATGATGGCTAAGTATGCTAGCAAACGTGCTGGCATTGGATTAGAGATTGGACGCATTCGCCCACTAGGTGCTCCTATTCGTAACGGAGAGATTAAGCACACTGGTATGATTCCCTTCTTAAAGAAGTGGTTCGGTGATCTACGTAGTTGTAGTCAAGGTGGTGTACGTAATGCAAGTTGCACAGTTACATTCCCAGTATGGCATTATCAGTTTGAAGACCTAATCGTATTAAAGAATAATCAGGGAACGGAAGAGACCCGAGTGAGACAAATGGACTACAGCGTGGTAGTCAACAAGATGTTCTGGAATCGTTTTAAGAACAATGAAAATATTACATTGTTTGATCCGCATGATGTACCAGACTTATATGAAGCATACTATAGAGATAGCGAAGAATTTCAAACATTATACGAACACTATGAACACAAGCGTGGTCTCAAAAAGAAAGTGTTACCAGCAGTGGAGATTTTCAAGAATGGAATACTAAAAGAAAGAACAGACACAGGTCGTATCTATCTAGTATTCATTGATAACGTAATTAATCAAGGTCCGTTTGATACCAAACTAGACCCGATTTATCAGAGTAACCTTTGCCAAGAAATACTATTACCTACAAAGCCATTTCAGCGCATTGAAGACGAGGCTGGCAGAATTGCCCTATGTACTTTGGGTAGCCAGAATTGGGGAGCGTTTAAGACTCCTCAAGAAATGCGTAAGAGTGCTAGGGTATTAGTGCGTAGTCTAAGTAATCTCCTTAGCTATCAAGACTTCCTCAGCGTACAGAGTAAGTTAGCTAACTTAGATTTCGAGCCTCTTGGTATAGGGATTACCAATTTAGCATACTGGCACGCCAAGCGTGGCTTCAAGTATGGAACTCCAGAAGCACTTGCTGAAGTTAAGCGTTGGATGGAACATCAAGCATACTACCTCACTGAGGCAAGTGTAGAACTAGCACAAGAGCGTGGTGCATGTCAAAAGTCAGCACAAACATTCTATGGTCAAGGTATCTTTCCCTGGGAACGCCGTAGCCCAGGAGTTAATGAGTTAGCAGATTTTACACCTAGTGGTAATCTAGACTGGGAAGGATTGCGCCAAAATCTATTGAAGTATGGCATTCGTAATGCTACACTTATGGCAGTAGCTCCAGTAGAATCTAGTTCTGTCGTTTTAAATTCAACCAATGGTATTGAAATGCCAATGGAAATGATTTCAGTTAAAGAAAGTAAAGCAGGATCATTTGTACAAGTTGTACCAGAATACAAACGACTAAAGAACCGATATCAATTGATGTGGGAACAGCGTGACTGTGTTGATTATCTAAAGACTGCGGCAGTATTGGCTGCATATATCGATCAATCTATCAGCACAAATACATTCTATAATCCTGCGTATTTTGAAGGTGGCAAAGTGCCAGGAACATTGATAAGTAAGAATCTAATGCTTGCTTACAAGTGGGGAATCAAAACTATATATTATAGTTTGATTAATAAAGTAGGTGCTAAGGCAGCACTACAAGAAGATAACATCATACCTTTTGTTAAACAAGAAATAATTGAAGATGATGAATACTGCGAAAGTTGCGTATTATAAAGGACCAAAATGAAGAAACGAAACTACACACAAGACACAGTCCGTAAACTACAAGGTAGCGTACAGATTGAACACACACTAGCAAAGCGAGGCGCATTTAAGTTGCGTGAATTGTTAGCTACTGAACCCTATATCAACACCCTTGGTGCCTACAATGGCCAAATGGCTGTGCAACATGCTAAAGCAGGTTTAAAAGCAATCTATCTAAGTGGCTGGCAAGTGGCTGGCGCTAACAATACAGCAAACCAAACATACCCAGATCAAAGTCTGTATCCAGTTGATAGCGTACCTAAAGTTGTTAAAGGTATCAACAACGCTTTCCGTCGTGCAGATCAAATTGACTTTGCTGAACAATATGCAAACGGTGAAGATCGTGATGTAGTACAAGATTACTTCCTTCCTATAGTTGCTGATGCAGAGGCGGGATTTGGCGGAGCCCTAAACGCTTACGAACTTATGTCAGCTATGATTGAAGCAGGTGCTGCTGGTGTACACTTTGAAGACCAACTAGCAAGTGAAAAGAAATGCGGTCACTTAGGTGGTAAAGTACTCGTACCAACAAGCCAAATGATTCGCACACTAAACGCCGCACGTTTAGCCGCAGACGTTGCAGGAGTCGATACTGTTATTATGGCTCGCACCGACGCAGAAAGTGCAACATTGATTACCAGTGACCACGACCCACTAGATAAGGACTTTATTATAAATGAGCGTACTGAAGAAGGTTTCTACAAATTTAAGAACGGTATCGATGCTTGTATTAGCAGAGGTCTTGCTTATGCCCCTTACGCTGATCTCTTATGGTTTGAAACTAGCACACCTGATATTGCACAAGCTAAGAAATTCGCAGACGCTATACACGCACAGTTTCCAGATCAAATGCTTGCTTATAATTGCAGTCCTAGCTTTAATTGGCGCAAGTTTTTAAGTGAAGATGAATGCGAAACATTCCAGCGTGAACTAGGTCAATTGGGCTATAAGTTCCAATTCATTACGCTAGCAGGTTTCCATAGTGTTAATTTAGCTACATTTGAACTAGCAGAAGCGTATAAGGCACGTGGCATGGCTGGTTATAGCGAAATGCAACAACGTGAGTTTGCCGCACAAGAGCGTGGCTTCACAACTGTTAAACATCAACGTGAAGTTGGCGTTAGTTACTTTGATGCAATCAGTACAGCAGTTGGCGCCACATCTACTGTAGCAAACACGCACTCAACTGAAGCGGATCAATTCTAATATGAGTAAAGAACAGTACAATATTAGTAAACAAACTAATTATTTGAAACGTAGAATGTTTTTAGACCCTGAAGGTCCAGTTACCGTTCAGCGTTTTGAAGAAGTTAAATATCCAAAGATACAAAAGTATGAAGAAACCGCACGTGGTTTCTTCTGGGTACCTGAAGAAATTAGTCTAACAAAAGACAAGATTGACCACAAAGAAGCTAGTGAGGCTGTTAAACATATCTTTACTAGCAACTTGTTACGTCAGACAGCACTTGATAGTATTCAAGGTCGTGCTCCAAGCCAAGTGTTAGGTCCTGTATGCAGTATCCCAGAACTAGAAGCATTGACATTAACTTGGGGCTTCTTTGAAACAAGTATTCATTCAAAGAGTTATAGTCATATCATTCGTAATGTATATGGTGTACCCAAAGAAGAATTCAACAAGATCCATGATACAAAAGAGATTGTTGAAATGGCTTCTAGCATTGGCAAGCACTATGATATCTTACACAAGATTAATTGTGATAAAGAGTTGGGAATCAATTCGTTTACTGAAGAACAACATATCAATGCAATCTGGATGGCACTCAATGCAAGTTACGCACTAGAAGCATTACGATTCATGGTAAGTTTTGCTACAAGTCTAGCAATGGTCGAGAATAAGATTTATATTGGTAACGGCAACATTATTAGCTTGATTCTACAAGATGAAGTATTGCACAAAGAATGGACAGGGTTCATAATTAATCAAGTTGTCAAAGAAGATCCGCGCTTTGCTAAAGCTAAGATCGATTGCGAACGTCAAGTGTATGAAATGTACATGGACGTTATACGTGAAGAAAAAGAATGGGCAGAATACTTATTTAGCCGCGGCGTCGTGATTGGACTAAATGCTGATATACTTAAAGATTTTGTTGATTATACAGCATTTAACGCATTGAAAGAAATCGGAATTCGCTATGATGAGAATCACCCAAAGAGCAGTCCTATTCCATGGTTTAACAAACATGTTAATATCAATAAGAAACAGACAGCACTACAAGAAAATGAATCAACTAACTACGTTATCGGTGTTATGAGTGACGTAGTTGAATTTGATAAGTTACCAAGTTTATAAGGAGAATAATAATGTCAGCTATCGTATGGAGTAAGTATAACTGCCCTTTCTGTGACCAAGCTAAGAAATTACTTGAGAGCAAGGGTATTCAGTTTGAAGAAAGAAAAATCGGTGACGGATGGACAAAAGAAGATTTGTTAGAAGCCGTACCCACAGCCCGCACAGTACCTCAAATTTTTATGGACGGTGAATTAGTGGGCGGGTTCAATGAATTAAGAACCAAATTAACAGAAAGCGTATAATGACACTAGAAGTAGGACAAGTATACACATTCAAAATGAATAGCGGTGAAGAACTCATCGCTAAAGTTACAGCGTTAGATAATAATGGATATGTAACAATTTCAGAACCCGTTAGTATTGCACCCGGACAAAAGGGAATGCAAATGATTCCTAGTATGTTTACCGCAGATCCTGGCGGTGACGTTACACTAAATACTAATAGTGTTGCTATCTTTGCTATTACTGAAGATAGTATTAAGATGAAATACATCGAAGCTACAACTGGTATCCAGATTCCAGATAAAAAGATTATATTAGGATAATATGGCAGCATTAAGTCGTGTAGGAGATACAAATCAACCCGGTGGTGCAATCGTAAGAGGTGCAGGAACCGTGTTCAGTAATGGTATCAAAGTAGGGTTACATGTTAGTCCTATAACTCCTCACGCACCTTGGGGTAAACCTCATCCCCCTCATGCCTCAGCTACAACTACTGATGGGAGTCCTACTGTATTTGCAGAAGGAGCTCCTGTTCTCAGAGTAGGCTCAGGCAATAGTTGTGGTCATAGTATCGTACAAGGTAGTCCAGACGTTTTTGTCCCATGAGTTATAGTCCATTACAAATTAATGCAATGGGTACACTGTTGCAAAATATAGGTTTACGCATTAATCCTAATGCGGCAGCCTACATGGGTACAAGTGTTGATGAAGCTACATATACACCGGGGTCCGTAGTAAGTACTACATGTTTGGGATATTTGTCACAATCTATTCGTTTAGCATATGACTTAATTAATGAGCCGGGCGTATCTGCATTAACTTATGACAATCTTATTCACATAGGATCTAATACTATTCCTGCATTAGGTAATAGCCCACCAACGTTCTTTACTAATCTAACTTATACAGATGAGATGACTAGCTATGGATTCTTGCGTTTAGCACCATGGTCAGCTTATCAGAGTTTTTATATTAACAACGGTAGCTATAGTGATTTCTTAAGCACAATTAATACGTGTTACGGTAAGAAAACACAGTTAAATGGCACAATTGCCGCGCTATCTAAATCTAAAACGTTTTTAGATGGTACTTACAGTAATATGAATGACCTGATATCGGGAGATATTACAGGGGTCAACTTAAGTACATTCTATTGGGGTCAGGATTTAATTGCGAGTGGTAGAGCAATTGACTTAACGACAATGCAAGACTTCGGCTATCCTGATAATTTATTACGCACATTAAACAAAAATAATGCGTTAACCAAAGCAGTTAACTTAGCATTGTTAAGTGCAGGATTGAATGCGTCAGATATCAATACTATTCTTAGTGGTCAACGTGCAACAGAAGAACAGCAGAAATTAATGTACGGTGCTTTCTGTATTATTACAAATAATGACTTAGCAGATGTGTGTACATTGTTAAACTTCCAAGCAACTGCAACTACGTTAGCTGATTTATTGAATCCTAAAGTATTGTTCCCTAACAGTTATGCATCACTAACCTTCCCAACATTCAACGCAATACCATTACCGACAAATAGCAAAACATATCATTTAATATACTCCAACGGTACTGTTGATATTAAACCTGGGTTAGGCATAGGTGACAAATACAGAAGTATCATTCCAGCAGACATTGCATATGCGGCAGAAGCCTTTAGCATATCTATGCTACAAATTAAGAATATTCAAGCAATGAGTATTGAGAAGTTTTCGCAAGTTGTAATGAATTTGGAAAACGTTAATGGATTAGGAGTAAATGGCACTAACGTCCCCACTAACACAACATTAGCTAGTGCGGCATATGGTATCATAGCAAAGGGATCTGGTGTTGACGATACTTACACTATGTTTGATTTCTTTGGTACAATGACAGATTTGCATTATCCATGGCAGCAGTTGCAAGAGTTACTAATTAAAGTGCAGACAAGTTCGTTAACCAGTACATATATTCAAATGTTCTCATTGTTGAACGGGCCCGGACCTTATTATGATTTACAAGGTTATATAGATCAGGCTAATGCTGAAATCATAGCGATATTGGGAACGGATACAGAGGACGTAAGAAATCTAATTAGTACATACGCAACCATAGCTGAGTATATACAAAAAGAGTTAGATGCAAGGGCACTAGCATTGCCAGGAATCGCTGATTTAACTAGCACTCCGGCTGATGTTGTAAGTTTTATAGATAGTATAGGAACTTACGGCAATGAGACAGCAGTAGGTGGTATGGCCCCGTTCTTAGAAAACATTGCAGACCCTACGTCAGCTAATAGTTTAATAGGTGCATTGCGTGAAGCTAGAAATAGTTCACGTTTAGCATTAACTGGAGCAGTATTAGACAATGACGTTACTGGCGACCCGTTAATACTACCCAAACAAAGTCCATATACACCGGGCACCAGTCCTAATGAAGGATATGACGTTAGCCCTAAAATTGCTAATACGCCAGTTATAACTGGTGCGGCAATCGTACCGGGAAGTTTAGCAGGTTCCAAAGAAACCACACTAATCCCGCCCAATCTCAGTATTGTCACAACTACAGCAGGGCAGACAATATTGACACCCGAAGAAGCTATCGCAGATGTTATACTATGTAACTGTGACTGCTGGGATATGCTATGATTACCCAAAAATCTAGCAAATAAATATAAATGGGTGTATAATTGTATACCCCAACGAAAGGAAACAAAATGGTAAAAGTGCAAACTTTGAAGTTTATGTTATTACTACCGTTACTATTGATTGGATTAATGATAACACCAAATCCAAAAATAGATACATTAGCAGTACATGGTATTGATTTAGCTAATGCGGTAAAAGTAGATACAAAACAATTACAATGTCTAGCTACAAACATATACCATGAAGCTAGAAAAGAACCCTTATTGGGTCAATATGCTGTAGCACGTGTCGTAATGAACCGTGTTAAGCAAGGCTTCGCCAATACACCCTGCAAGGTCGTATATCAAAAGACCACACCAGACAAGGGTAAGACACAAGTGTGCCAGTTCAGTTGGGTATGTGAACATAAGCCATTGCCTCCACCTAACAGCCCAGACTATGTAAGAGCATTGGGTATTGCGTATGATGTATTGGCACATGATTCACATAAAGAATTGCTACCACGTAGCGTAGTATTCTTCCATGCGTTGCATGTCGATCCTATGTGGCCCTACAAAAAGGTTAAGCAAATAGGTAACCATATATTCTATCGTAAGTAAAAACTTTTAAATTAGAGTTTTCCTAGATATATAGTTATATGGAAAACACTCAACAACCCGAAGAAACCAAGTCATCATTGAATGAATATTTTGAAAAACTAGCACCCTCTTTGGCTAAAACAGATAGCTTAGTAGGTGATTTTATTATATACAAAAATGACCAAATTGTAAGTCAATCAATCGCATTGTTTGGTGAATACTGTCACGCTGAGATTAAAATTATGTCCAGATACTTAGACAAAGATTCACTATACTTAGACATTGGCACAAATATCGGATATCACGCTAGGGCTATAAATCAAGAGGTAGGATGCAACGTAATGGCTTTTGAGCCACATCCCAGTCATTTTTGTGTAGCCGCGTACAATTGTCAGGATAAGAACATTCTATTGTATCATACTGCATTAGGTAATAAAACAGGTAGTATAGAACTAAAGAACTTTGATGAAAACGCATCCGGCAATTATGGAGATTTGACTACAATTACTGATGATATTGAAGATGTTATCAAAGTACCATTAAAGAAACTAGATTCATTTAACCTAGAAAAATGTACATTAATGAAGATTGATGTAGAAGGCGCAGAACTTGATGTACTTAAGGGCGCTGTCAAGACTATTAAAAAGTTTCGTCCAGTAATATTCTATGAAGCAATCAGTGTAGATGATTGGGCAGAGTGTTACGAGTTTTTAGATACACGTGACTATAGACAATATTGGGTTACATGCAGAACAAAACCATTAGGACCTACGTTTAAAACAAATGAAGCCAATCCATTCGGTGACGGTGGAGTTAGTAATATCTTAGCCGTTCCTTCAGAAAATGAACAACCAACTGATTTAGTTGAAGTTATGTCTGGCGAATCATACAACGACATGGTCAAACGGTTAACATCATATAAAATTATATTTTAAACCCATCGTTCATAACGTTTTAATTGACTTAAGAATACATCTTTATTCAACTTCCAAAACGTTTGTAAATGACCTCTATAGTATTTTTCAAATGCTTTACTTAGTACCCCAGTCTTAACTAGACTGGGTGCCCATATGTTATGTACTAATCGTTGGGTACCAGTGTCACTGGGGTGGGTAGTAATGTACATATCTTTGTCACCCACCCATTCAATACACGCGGGCATGAAAAACTGTGCAGTCACGTGCTGATGTGTGACTATTTGGTTGCGTGTGCGTACAGTAGTTGTTGGTAGTAAATCTGTAAGTACGCATGTTCTAGCGCATATCCTATATCCTTCGTCAATAGAATGTGCCGCAACACTACCCACAATAATATCATTGTAATACAATACCCATACGTTCCATTCACGTTCATTTTTAAAACAATCTATCATAGCCTGTTGGCTACTATTGTTTGTAAAGCCTCTTTTATCGGCTTCACTATAAAAATTAGAAAGGTCTAAATCAGTAGACCATGGAATAATTTTGTATGTCATATAAGCGATAAGTATTTACTGATATGATTACGAGCCAGACAGTTTTCCCCATAAAAATAGCATCTACCTTTTGGGAAGATAAACACTTACTGGGTGAGGATTTTCTAAAAGAGATAACAGATATATTTGAATCAGTGCCTGATAACAGAAAATTAGAAACTGCCGCCGGAGATCATGATACTACACTCAGGGTTTTGCCTGACATAATTAACTTAGAATCAATGAAACCATTGAAGTTCTGGTTAAAAAATATAGTATATAAAATGTGGGAAGAAATAGGTTATGCCCCAACTGCACTTGCTATTGAACGGTCTTGGATTAATCAGTTCAAGCAAGGATCTAGATTACGCAGCCACGCACATAGTTCTACTGAAATGGTAATGACGTATTATCATAAAGTGCCCCCAGGCTCAAGTAGTATTACTTTATATAACCCTTTCGAATTGTCTACGGGAATGGCACCGTATGAACAAAAATCAATAACTATCTACCCACAAGAAGGTCAGTTACTAGCATGGCCTGGTTTCATGTGGCATGAAGTCAATGAACAGACAATCGAAGATACTAGGATCGCTATATCTATGCATGTACACCAAGCATCTTACTACTTAGCTGATAGATGGAGACTTGTTGATTAACCAGAACCTACGCCCGCCGTATAATGGTTTATCCTCGAACGTTTTAACAACTATATTTGATAAATCAGGGTTCGTCACTACCCAATCATAATTAAACCATTTTGTATTTAAATCACTATCGTCAAATCTAGTATAACTGCAATCTAGTTCAGACAACCAAGATTCTATTGATTTAGCAGAGGGAACGGTTCCAATAGTATTGAACGCATTCTCACCATCCTCATCTTCTTCAGTTAGTTTATACTCAAACTCATAATCGCAGTCAGCTACAGCAGATTCAAGTACGATAATATTACTATGATTTATTGCACATTGTAAATCTCTGCGCCAGTTATCTAAATGGTATAATACACCAAAGTGTATGATAATATCAAAACTTTCATTTAGATTCCAGTTGTTATCTTGGTCTAACAATATAGTCTTTGCAGTATTGTCCTTATGTAAAACAATATCTAAATGTTTTTGTCTAGCATCAGCGAACGTTACATCAGCCCCTAAACTTTTGAGATGTAACCCTATATTGCCATATGCACATGCCAATTCTAATACTCTTTTACCGGTCCAATCATTACCAAAAAATGAAATTAGTTTGTTTACTCTAGTTTCGCGCCAACGATTATAACAGTTATCAAAGGGAGTTTTGGTTTCGTGCAAATAATTGACCATACGGGTATTTATATAAATATTTTAATGAGCTATCAATTGATTAATTTACCCATACTACCAGATGAATTAATAGCATCGTGTATTCAAGCATCTAAAGAACCACCTTTCTACAATGTATTCGTAGATAATAAAAAAGATTTTTGTGATACGATTGGTTATGATGTACCAGGTGAATGGCCCAATGATGGATTTAATTTACCCTCTCCAGAGGATGC